CTTCAAGCGTAAACACATGGACAGAGCAACCATCTGGTTCAAATTTGTGGCAAAATCTCAGTTAGCAATCAAAGTTTGGAGTTAAATCATGGCTGCTCCTTTTTCTACTACACCGGACAGTTGCGCTGTCAACTGCATTGCAATCACTCCTGCTGACTCTGATCTGGTGCAGCCTGTTCGTGCGCTGTACATTGGCGGATCAGGCAATCTGCGGATCAGCGACACGGGTGGCGGAGCGGTGACGTTTAACAACGTACCTGCTGGCGTCATCCTGCCTGTCATGGCAAAGCGAGTCTGGTCTACCGGAACGACTGCCAGCAACATTGTTGGGCTGATCTAATGCTGCTCGGACTCAATCTCAAGCTGCCTAATCTTAGGTCGATGGGTGGCTATATTCCGGTTCCTGGCGCGCCGTTTGTGGTGAAGGATTCATCCGGGAATAACTATTCAATCGGTCTGCCGGTGAGAGATTCATCCGGTGTTGACTACACGGTTGCATCGTCTGCTAAGACCAGCGATGGAACCGAGTATTACCCAATCTGAGGTAAATCATGGCCGCATACGAGGTTTTGTTACTGAACACAGCTGTCCCGCAGATCCAAGCGGCACAGTCTGGTGATACATACGTTGTTCCGAGGGACATTGCGTTCTCTGCTGCGCTCACGCTGTCGGCTGGCACTGCTAATGGTGTGCCGTACCTCAACGCCTCCAAAGTCCTGACCACGGGGAGTGCGCTGACGTTTGATGGGACGAAATTAGGTATTGGCACCAGCACTCCGCCTTATATGCTTTCCGTTTCCGACGGTGGCGCTACTGGCTTTGAAGTTGGGCCGGGAGCAACTTATGTTGCTGGTCGCGTGCTGCTTCAGTCGTATAACAGAAGTGGCTCTGCATATACTGGATTTGACTACTCAGCATCAGAACACAAATTTTTACTTAGTGGCTCTGACGCCATGGTGCTCAACTCTACCGGGCTGGGTATTGGGACGAGTTCGCCGGGGACAAAATTAGAAGTTGCGGGATCAGCGCCGGCTATTAAAATTACGGCAGATAATGCAACGCAAGCAAGTTTGCAATTAACACAAACAGGTGTTGGTAACTGGCTTAAATATTTTAGAGTTTCAGACAGTGCATTCGTTGAGCAATTTGGCGGCAATGACTTATTGTTTTTAAGCACCGTAGGCAACCTCGGCTTGGGGGTGACGCCGAGTGCTTGGAGTGGGTACCGTGCGATTCAAATGGGGGCGTATGCAAACTTTTACAACACTAACGCTGGTCAAACAGGTCTAGCAACAAGCACATATAACAACGGGACAAACTGGATATACAACTCAAACAATCCAGCGTTTCGCTACGAGCAAGATTTGGCATCGCAAAGCCATCGTTGGTTCATCGCCCCCACCGGCACAGCAGGGAACGCGATCTCGTTCACGCAGGCGATGACGCTGGATGCGAGTGGGAATTTGTTGGTCGGTTACACAACCACCCAATCATTTAACGCTGCATTACAGATAAAGCGAGCTGATGCAACCGCAGGAGCTACTACTTACACTCTGGCATGGTTTGCAAACGCCACAGGGTATGAAAATGGATTGGCAGTAAAAGCTACGGACAACGCGGTTACCCTTGCTGCGGACTTTAACGGGGCCGCAGGCGGAGCTGCTGCTCTGGTGTTTGCGACCAACTCTACTGGAACCGCCAATAACGCCACCGAACGCGCCCGTATCACCAGCGGTGGGAATTTTCAAACATCGTCTGGCAACAGCGTCCAAGTAGGCGGCACGGCGGCTCGTGCGACAACGGCAGGAACAAATCGAGTTGACATCTTTGACGGCACGGCTCCTGTTGGCACTCTTGCAAACGGCGTGTCGTTTTACTCAGCCGCTGGTGAAGCAAACGTCATGGACGCAGCCGGTAATGCAACGCTGCTGTCTCCGCACGATTCAGAAACGAATGAATGGATTTTCCGTTCCAAACACACCCCGACAGGAAAAGTCCTGCGGATTGATGTGGAGCGTCTGCTCCGTTTTGTTAACGCCCACTTTGGCCTCGATGCGGTCAAAGAATTTGTAGAGGAATGAACATGACCCCCGTCTGGATTGTCGAATGGATGAAGACCACTCCCACTTCTGCTAATCCGGCAGAGGCTGTGATCACGATTGGCTGGCGCTGCAACGGCACGGACGGTGACTATAGTGGCTCGGTCTACTCGACCGTCAGTCTGCCTGCTGCCGATCCTGCCTCGTTCATCCCGTATGCCGACCTCACGCAAGACATTGTGCTCGGCTGGGTCTGGGCAAACGGTGTGGACAAGGACTCTGCCGAGGCTGCTGTTGCCCAGCAGATCGAGATGCAGAAGAACCCGCAAGTCATTCAACCTCCTCTTCCCTGGGCAGCATGATGCAAGAGTTCACCATCACCGTGACGGTTGAAGAAGCCAACATCATCGCTATGGGCCTGGGCAAACTGCCGCTGGAAGTGTCTGTTGCGATCTGGCAAAAACTGCGTGAGCAGATTCAGCAGCAGACGGAACAGAAAGAATGAGGATTGCATTCGGTCAGTGGACACCAGATCGGCCAGGGGTTTCTGGGAACCTGACCGAGGCTAAAAACATCTACCCTACAGCATCTGGTTATGCGTCTCTCAACGGGACTGCAAACCTGTCTGATGCTGCTAGTGAGAATCTGCTGACCGTGTTTCCTGGTCGATGGGCTGGCGCTACCACCCTATTCGGTGCTGGTGCTGGCAAACTGTTTAAGTTCGATCCTGCTGATGCTGATCTGGATGATGTTTCCAGGACTCCGACTGCCTACTCCACAACTGACTTCTGGCAGTTCACTCAGTTTGGATCTCAGGTGATCGCGTCTAACGGTGTAGACAAACTGCAAGCCTGGAACATGGCATCCAGCACAAGGTTTGCTGACCTTGCTGCTGCTGCTCCCACAGCATCGTTTGTGACCGTTGTGCGGGACTTTGTTGTTGCTGGCAAGACCTCAACCTACCCTAATAGGGTGTCGTGGTCTGATATCAACGATGAGACGGACTGGACTCCTGGTGCTGCCAGTCAATCCGACACGCAGGACATTCCTGACGGTGGTGAGATTCGCGGTATTACCGGGGGTGAGTTTGGTGTCGTGCTGATGGAGCGTGGTCTGTATCGCATGACCTACATTGGCGCACCATTGTTCTTCCAGTTCGACAACATTGCGCGAAACGTAGGGTGTTACGAGTCTCGATCTATCACGCAGTATGGCCCGATGACGTTCTTCCTGAGCGATGACGGGTTCTTCATGACCGATGGTCAGCAGGTCAAGCCTATCGGTGCAGAGCGGGTTGATAGGTGGTTCTACGCTAACGCAGATCCATCTCAGTTCAGCAAGATGAGTGCTGCTGTCGATCCGGTCAATAAACTGGTGCTGTGGTGCTTCCGGGACATCTTCAACGTCCAGAAGCTCCTGATCTACAACTGGTCAACAGATCGCTGGTCACACGGTGACTCTGGTGCTGACTACATTTCCAGCATTGCGACTGCGTCCACAACTCTGGAACAGTTGGACAACATCTCAGCTAGTTTAGATGCGTTGCCAGCCTCTCTGGACTCGCGTTTGTGGACTGGTGGCAAACTGATCTTGGGTGGTGTATCCGGGGCTAGGATTGTGACCTTTGCTGGAACTGATCTCACCGGAACGATCAACACAGGCGACATCACCGTAGAAGGCCAGGAAACGCTTATAAGGCTTGCTAGGCCACAGATTGACAACGGTAGTGCCACCGTATCAGTCTCATCCAGAAAACGGCTTGACGGGGCTATCAGCTACTCTGCTGCGGTTGCTGCTGACAGCGAGAACAGGGTGAGCCTGAGATCGCGTGGAAACTATCATCGTCTGTCGATCACTCCGACCGGGAACTACGACACTGCGGTTGGTGTTGATGTGGACATCGTTCCTGTTGGTGGGCGCTGATGTTTCGCAGGTTGCCGCAGCAGGGTGGTAGTCAGCGAGAGGTTGCTGAAGTTGTCAATCGAGTTCTGGATGGCAAAGTCAACTCTGTTGGGTTGGTGACTCTGGCAACTGGGAACGCTACGACAACGACCCTGTACGACGCTAGGATCAGCCCTGACAGCATTATTTTGTTTGTCCCATCCTCTGCTGCTGCCATAGCAGATGCAGTCCCCTACGGGGCATTTCATGACACCACAGATCAGACCGCTGCCAGCACCACTGCTGCTTATGCCGTTACGCTCAACACGACGGATTACGCTGTTGGTGTTGCTATTGTCAGCAGTTCTCAGATTACTGTCCGATCTGCTGGTGTGTACAACATTCAGTTTTCGTTCCAGTTTGCCAACACTAATGTGGCGATCCAAGATGTAGACGTTTGGTTCAGGAAAAACGGTACGGATATTGCTGGATCAAACAGTAAGTTTTCAGTGCCTAATTCTCATGGTGGTACGGATGGGCATTTGATTGCTGCTCTAAATTTTTACTTGGAAATGGCAGCAGGTGATTATGTTCAGTTGATGTGGTCTACTACTTCGACGGATGTAAGTCTAGAACAGCTTGCAGCGCAAACGAATCCGACTCGACCGACAACACCAAGCGCAATCGTCACGATCAACAAGGTAGACGAATCGTCCTCATCTGACATTTACGCATCCAATCAGTTGCAAGGCGAATGCACAGTTAATCATTTTGCCAACTCGACTGCGGATAAGACGTATCGATATGTCGTCCTCGGTTAGAGTGTTTGTAGAGCCGCAGAAGTTGCGGGAAGTGTGGGAATTTGTACGGCCAGGACTGCTGGAGGTCAAGAGGGCAAGCAGGGATCAGTGGATACCGGAAGACATCTATGCTGACTGTTTCGAGGGTCGGTCGATGCTCTGGTTGATGGTAGAGGACGGAAATCCTGTCGGGTTTGGAGTTTTGCAGCCGATGGGTGACACTCTGCATATCTGGGCTGGTTGGGGCAAGTTTCTGATGGAAGATGGTTTCCGTCATGCCCATGAGATTGCGCTAGCGGGTGGAGCGCG